AAAGCTGATAAGGTATATTTATATCTTAAAGTAATACTTGATGGGTCAATGAAACCTCTATTCTGAAAATCGAAACGTACCTGTCCTCCTGGTGAATAGCTTCCCGCTCCAGTTGTTGGAGTTAAACATACTTCAAAATTTTGACATTCAGGAAGTTCAGTAATTGATTGAGAATAATCTAATTGATTTGGTAAAGCCATCTTTATATATATATTCTTATAATTAGATAAAAATTTATAAATTAATTAATTATATATTTTTAACTTTCTAATAATTGTAAATCTTTTTCATCTTGTGTTAAAGGCTTTATATCTACATCATCGTTAGCTATACTGTTTTGTACATTTTCAAACTCAAAATTTAATTTAGTGGTTATGTCGTTTAGTTTTATAATGTCTTTTGGTTTATTGATTCGTTCTTTAGTCAAAATTAAAGTCATAGTCCAATCAACGCCATTAAAGTCTATTAAATTGTTATTCTCGTCTGTTAGTTGTATATCTATTTCATCTATAGTTATCTCTCTTAATACGTTTTTCTGTGTATCAACGGTAGAAACAAAGGAAATCATATTATATGGTGGCTGGTCTGATGGTATTGTTGTTATTGTGTCTGTATATCCTCTTATACGAGATGAAAAATTATTAACGCTTAATTTAGTACTTTTAATAGATAAGCGTTTAGTTCCTAATAAGTTTAATGGATAAGAAGCAGTAATAGATGCGCCGGTATAAGTTGTATTTACATCAAAACCTAAAATTTGATATGTATAATTTAAAAGTGTAGTTGAATTATATCTATAAGTTGGAATCAAAATGGCAATATTTGAACTAATAAATGAAAACGTTAATTTTCCAGTTGTTTGGCTTATTGTTAATATTAATGGATTTCCAACACCTGTAGCAGTAGCCAACCAAAGAGCCTGAATAGTTGTTATTAATGATGTAGCGTTATAGTTTCCAAACGGAATAAATATATTTTCAAAAATACCAGATGATACTATTTTTAACTGAAAATAATAATTAGTTTCATTAATGGTATAAAAACTAACGGGAATTTGGGCGTTTATGATACTTACAAAACTTCTTATCAAGTCGGGTTCCTCCTTTAATAATCCAGTAAATGAAAATCGTACATCACTTTTTTTAGTTGAATTCATCAAGGTAGCGTTTCCACTGTTTAACGAAACCATTATATTTTCGAAATAACTCATTTATATACATTAATAAAAGAAATAAAATTGAAAAAAAAATCTATAATTATATTATAGAATGTCTGAAGAACTACAAGAAAAAACTATTAAAATTCCATTGAAGAAGAAAGAAACAAAGAAGAAGCTTATAGTTGCTATACCAGAACCAGAACCAGAACCAGAATCTGAATCTGAACCAGAACCAGAAACACAGTTTAAAATGGAAACCCCTATCCAAAAAACAAAAGAGAAGAAACCCAGAACAGAGAAACAAATGGAAGCATTTAAAAAAGCTTTACTTAAACGAGATGAGAACGCAATCAAAAGAAGAGCAGAAAGAGAAATGATTATTAAGGAGGCTGGAAGAATGGCAGAAGAAGAACACGTTAAGGCAATGAAAGAAATGCAAGACGTCATAGTTGAGAAAGCAGTTAAGATTAAAAAAAATCAAATAAAGAAAATCAAAGAAGTCAATGAAAATAATTTAGACATAAAAAATATTCCTCAAATTGTTAATCCATACCAAGATTTCAAAAAGAAGTTTAACATTAGATAAATTTATTAATTTTAAAATGTATTAAAATTAATATCTCAATTATTATTATAGATGGTAAATATTAAAGTGAAAAAGCAGAAAGGCATTAATAAAGTTAAGCAAAAAGTAAGTCAGAAGGCAAGTCAAAAAGTAATTGTTAATGTAGGCGATTTAAAACCTAAACGAAGAAGAGCGCCACCAAGACCCAAAAAGCCAGATGAGAAACCAACACAACCAGCACAGCAAGCGATGCCGAGGACATTTTATCAGCAGCCAAATGTTGATAATTCAAATTTAGTAGCTTTGTTAATGAAAAATTTAACAGGACAACAAGAAGTTAAAGTAGAAAAAAAACCTAATGAACTAGAAAAGGCAAAACCAAAAGAAGAAGAAGCTAAACCAGCGATAGAACTAAAAGCACTCCCAGGACAAAAGGCAGAAGAAAGAAGACAAGCAAATTTTGATTTAGGTGGAACTTCTTTATTACAAGATATAGCACAACCTAAATCTTCACTAACAGATTTCAAAGCAAAATTTAAAAATAAAAGAGACGATGACGAGAGACGCAAAGCGTCTGTGTCATTCTCAAATCAAAGATTTGACGAAGAAGCAGAACAAAGAGCATTAGACTTTTTTCGAGCAATAGATAGACCAGCAGAGCAACCACTACAATCACTATCCCAATGGAGTTTATTATCAGAAGTTAGAGCAGACCCAGAAGTAAAATCGTTAGGTGCAAGATTAGAGCAACAGCAATTTCCTCCGGCAGATTTAGCTTGGTCGGGTCCTGATACAAGTGCTGAAGCAGTTCAAAGATTAATCCAACGTATGAAATCACCAGGTGAAGGACCAAAAGCATCAGCATATTCTGCTACTCCAGCTACTCAAACAAGACCATTTAACTCGGCATTAAATTTTGTTGATGTTGATGAATCCACACGTTTTGACGCATTACCCCCTGCACGTCTAGCACGACCAGAAGAGCGAGGTGAAAGTTTAACAGATGCATTACTGAGCGAAGCAATCAAAGAAGCAGATATTGAGAGTGCATTCGCTACCGGAGGAGGCGGAGAAGGAGGCGGTACTGAAGGTATAAATCAACCTGAAGCAGTTCAAGCCGGAGCAGAAGCGGAAGGTGAAGCAGAACCACTACCGGCAATATTAAGAGAAGAACAAGCACCATCAACAACTGAACAATTATTTAATCCAGTAAGAGAACCATCATTAGCAGAAATAGTAGAACCTAAAGTAAAAAAAGCACCCTCTGATAAAAAACAAACATTAAAACAGTTAGCGATAGATGCAGGAATCCCAATTAATGGACCTTATATAGATGAGAATGGAGTACAAAAGAAATCAGGAGAAATTCCAAATTATGTATTAGCTAGAGAACTAAGAGCAAAAGGAGCACCAGCTGAACAAGTTCCTGATGGTTGGTTAGTCAAATCAAAAGCAGGAAAGCCTGTAAATAAAGGATAATTAAGCAATTTCACTGCATTCGGAATTAATTTCTCATCTATTAAATATGATAACTATAAAAAGAAATATAAAACCAGATTTACCGGTGTGCATTATGAAATGCGACGCGAAACTACACTCCAAATTAGATAAATATGAACTAACAAAATTCTTAAACTGCCACTCTTGTAATTTGATAGTAGGGAAACCAGGAAGCGGTAAGACTAATTTAATTTATCAACTTATGAAATCCAAACAACTTTTAAATAAATGTTTTGATAAGATTTTTATATTCCAACCTCAACCAAGCAGGGCATCAATGAAAGACCAACTATTTGAACAATTACCAGAAGACCAAAAATTTGATGAGCTAACAGTTGAAAATCTTGAATATGTTAAGGATAATTTAGACCCTGATGAAAATAACTGTATCATATTTGATGACCAAGGAGCATACCTTAAGAACAATGATACAAAAAAACTACTCAAAGAACTCATTATGAATAGACGACATTTACACGTAAGTATATTCTTTTTGGTTCAAACTTATTTAAGTATTGAAAGAGATGTTAGGAAACTATTTAGTAATTGTTTTATTTTTAGATGCAGTAAAAAGGAAATGGAAACTATAGCGGATGAACTGATAGAGACATCCAAAGACTATATTAATGATATTGTTAAAATAGTTTATGATGAGAAATACAACTTTTTATTTATTAATACTGATACACAAAGACTTTTTCGTAATTGGGACGAGTTAATAGTCTCTGACGATTAATCATCGAGATAATAATTGATGAACATTTTTTTTTATCTAATTGTATATTATAATATAAATATGATATACAACGTAATTTTACAATCGGTAATTGGGGTTGATATAAATGGAGGTGAAAAGTTTTTTTATGATTGGTCGCAACTAGAAGATGTGCCTTATAAAGTATCATTTTCATTTACTTGCACTATATTCAATAACACAGGGTTAAACAATGCAATTTTGTATGTTGATTTAGGACAAGTACAAAATAATATAGCACAAGCACAACTTGCTTCGTCATCAATATTAAAAGGCAACTATTTAGGTTTTTTACAAAATTATGGAACAGGAGCCGGTGCGTGGCTTCAAGCAGATACTAATTTAAACCCTCCAACTTACATCACAGGGAGACCAAGAAATAATAATTTTTCGGTTGAGATACAGAACAACAACATAGCAACAACTGATTTTGCCCCACAACCAGCTCAATATACATTAATTTTAAGTTTTGAAAAAATACCAAAATAATTTTTTAATTTTTTTTTCTCATTCTACTATAATAAAATAATATAATGAGTAATTCAAATGGAACACAAACATTAGTTAAATCTATGAATGGCATACTATCATTTGATACAGGTGGAGGTGTTATAATAAGTGGAGATACAATAGTAGCGGGAAATATTGATTTACAAAATTTAAGCATAGATAATATTCAAGGTATAACACCAGATAATGACATTACACTATTCACAGATACATCAGCATTAGCAACTATACAAATAGGAGGAGCAACAACAGGATTGACATTTATAGATGGAAATGTAGCGTATATTAACGGCACAAATACTGTCGATATTTTCAGTGGGTCATTAATGGATGTGAGAAGTCCAACAATGAAATTAAATTATTTATTACCAAATTCTATATATATGGGTGATGTCAAAATTCAAACGAATACAATAGAACCAAATACATTGGCAAATGGTTTAAGTATTGGTTCAACAATTACATCAGCAAATTTAACATTAGGAAATGCTACATATCCGCCCAGTTGTACAGCAACAGCAACATCAGCAAATCATATATGTAATTATTCAACAGTTCAAGCATTAATTTCTGCGGGTGGTGGTGGTTCATTGCTATCATCTAATAATGTATGGAGTGGGACAAATAGATTTAACAGCACAGTACAACTAGCATCCATTTTTCAGACAGATAGTATTGACCCATTAACAACGACATCAGGAACTATTTATTATCTCTACGGCAGTGTCCCTGCTGTATCCACCATTTATTTTGGTTCAATTACATCTGGTTCCACATCTCAATGTTCAATCAATCCGAATAATGGTGTGGTGGATATTGGATTAACGTCAGCGAGAACAGCATCAGTTAATATAAATTCGGGGGCAACGTGTTCTGGTGATGTAAATATTCTAACAGGAACAAATAATACGGGTGATTTCAATGTTGGAACATCTCTTACGTATGGTGGTGATATTAGATTTTCAACAGGGACAGGTTCAGTAAATACATTTACCGTTGGAACTGTTAGCACAACAACACTATTATTGAGAGGAAATACCACTATTGTAGGTAATTCATACACCAATATCAACACAGGGGCAAATGCATCTATAACGACTATTGGTAATAGTGGTACACCTAGTACAACAAATATTTTGGGGATAGTCAATATTGGTACATCAGGTGGTCAGAATACCAACATTGGACACATAACAGCACAAACAAATATATTAGGAAGTCCATTAAATTTAAACAATACATTAACCCAGAATACTCGTATAGGGGCATTATCAAATACTGGTACAATCACAATAGGAAACGCATCATCAACCGCATTGGAAATAGGCAAACCAATGACACCAATATATACAACTTATACTGTTGCTAATGGAACAAATGTTGCTGATACAATTGGATATGTTATTTCTGGAAGTTATACTGGAGGTGGAGCATTATCTCTAAATTCCCGAGAAATTTCTGTAATTAATATACCAGATAACGGAGTATATATAATTACATATACACAGTCATATTTATGTGCTACGAACGGCACATTACAAAGAATGATAGGATATATCCAAATAGTAAATAATGGTGGAGGATTTCAGGCAGAAGGAGGAATATCAACTGTATTTGGAGCATTAACAACAGCACAAATTCAATCTTTGACTGGTAGTTTTACATATACAATAACAGGAGCAACATCTGCTGCTCCGTGGCGTGCTAGATGTTTATTAGCCGCAAATATTACATCTGGAACTTATAATTCAAATTCTGCTAATTTTTCTTTTACAGCAGTAAGAATCGCATAAAATTATTTTTCTCTGATTAATAATATAGATGTCAATTAATCCATATTATGAATTTAAAAAATTAGATAGTTCCTTAGATAAATTAGATATCCATCAACTGAAAGCACTCATAAAAAAAATAGAAGCACGAATAGCACATATAAACAACACAACACCAGAGCAAGAAGAACTTAAACGGCTTTTTCATCCTCGGAGCTTATCGGATGGGAGGAAGTTATAAACATTTTTAATTCAGTAATTTGTTTTTGTAAATCGGATATATCAACATTAACTTGTTGATTTATTAGTCCCCTACGTTTTGCGCATAGCTTGCTTTTCATATGGCATTGCATATTCCCTTTTGTAATAAACTTTTTACATTGAGGGCATTCTTGTTTTGTAAGTAGCATTTCAGCGATGCGTTCTTTGTTTTCGGCGTAATATTTTTTATTGTATTCTTTTCTTTCTTCATTAGTCATTGACATCTTTTATAATATACTATAACAAATTTATTTTTAAATTATTTTATTTTAATTATTTTATTTTAATTTAAATTAAATTTAAAATAAATTCATTTAAAAAAATAAAATATATTATAATATATATATAGAAAAATAAAATGTCATCATTTAACTTAACACACGCAAACCAATTATCAGTTCCTGATGCAAAAGACTACATAAAAAAGCACTTCTACCCGTTATCATCGGGGCAACACGTCTTCGTTGAGTATGATGAAGTAGGGAAACCAGTATGCGAAATCAAAGAAGACAACATCATAAAGAGCGTATATTTTAATCGTCTTCCAAAGGTAATTCAAAACTACTATTTCAAAGAATATGACCAAATAAAAACGCTAACTTGTGAGCTAAACAAACCATTCATTTATGATAAGTTCATTAACACTTGTCCCGCATTGATGCACCAACCAAAACCATATAATGAGTATCCGATTAGCGTTAAAATCAACGTTGAAAAAATACTTCATTTTCTAAAGGAAATTTGGGCATCAGATAATGAAAAACAATATCAATTTATCATTAAATGGATAGCTAATATGGCACGTGGTGGAAAAAATCAAAGTGTTTTATATTTACGTTCAGAACAAGGCATAGGAAAATCAACATTCACAGACTTTTTACGAAAGCACGTTATAGGACCTAAACTTTGTATTCAGTCTGGTTCTCAACCTTTGATAAGTCAGTTTAATTCCATTTTATTTTGTAAGTTGCTTGTTATTTTTGAGGAGTTAGAAAACTTTAGCACTAACCAATGGCAAGGAGTAAGCACAAGACTAAAGCGCGACACTACCAGCGATACTTGTATGTATGAAGAGAAAAACCAAAAAGCATTTACTGCTAAGAACATTAGCAACTATATCATCAATTCAAATGTAGATGCTATTAAAGATGATGATGGAAGGCGATACTTTATTTTAGACCTAAGCAATAAACGTAAAGGTGATTTTACATTTTTCAAAGATATTTATGATAATTGTATGAATGACCAAGTTGGGGAAGCTTTCTTTTCCTATCTTCTGACAGTTGATTTAAAGGGATATCACGACCAAGACTTTCCACCAACCAAAGCAAAAGAAGATGCTATAGTGAAACGATTAGATAGTGTAGCTAAGTTTTTAAAAGAGAAATATATATTGAAGAGTAAAGATTTTATAACCAACTTAAAAGACGCGTATGCTGAATATTGCTCTTATTGTATTATTGATGGATGTAAAGAATGCCATAAAATAGAATTCAATAAACGATTAGAAGCATTGAACATTACACCGTATAAATCTAATGGGGTAAGTAATAGTTATAAAGTTAAGCATCCACTATTGATAGAAATAGCAAATAAAAATAAATGGATGCATTCTACTGATGTTTTTGAAAGTGATGATAAGTTTGATGATACTTTACCTAGTGATTTAGATAAGTGTGATAAGGATAGAGAAATTGAGCAGCTTAGAAATCAGATAGCAGAACTCAAGAAACAGTTAGAAGAGAAGAAAGAAGTTATTATAGTGAAGCCTAAAGTTGATATACATAAGATGGTTGAATCGTGTAATGATTTTAGTATGAGTATTGATAATGTGCAGAAGCAACTGAAACGAATTAATAAAGATATGAAAAAAGTAAAAAA